TGTACCATTAAAATTTATAGCATCTAAGTATGCTGTACCATCAATATAAACATCGCGCCACTCTTGGCTAGAAGAACCTAAGTCATAAGCACTATCTGTATTAGGAATAATATTACTATTTACATCTGCACCAAATACAACATTGTCATCTGCTGCATCTCCTAAAGTAAGAGTACCTCCATTAAAAGTTGTAGTGCCTGTTACTGTAAGATTTCCACCTATTCCTACATTACCAGTAGTTGTTATACTATCTATATAAGCATCTTTAAAATACTTACTAGATGTTCCTAAATCTAAATCGCTATCTGCATTGGGTACTAATGCTCCGTCTTGTAAAACCATTTGTTTTGCTGCGGCACTAGAAACTTCTACATAGAACTCCCAAGTATTACTAGTAGTAAGAATTTTATTTAGAAAATCCTGATCACCAATAGTATGTATGTTACCGCCTTCTCCTGCTGTCCCATCGTGTTGATGTCCGGTAGTGCTACTAGAAGCATATGAAAAAGCTGTTAGAAGTCTGTTATATTCATCATTAAATAAAGCAGCAGTAATGGTATCTCCATCCGCTAAACTACTCTGTCTTACATAACTTGTACCCATTATTATCTCCTACCGGAAGGTCTATAGTCTACATAGAAACCATTTATTGAATAAGGTGCATTAGTGTCCTGACTAAATATTTTAAATGCTATGTTGTGTCCACTTCCTTGTACTGCCTGTCTTGCCATAGGATCGCTTGAAGCTCCGAATACTGCTGTACCAAGTGTTGAATCTCCAAATACTGCCGGAGTTGGTATAGAATCTAGTGTATAGTTTGGTGGCTGTGGTCTATTATTATCATCAAAATCATATGTTATCTTTAGTGTAGGCTGCACTGTTCCTTCAGGCGTAAAAGATATTTTTGTATAGTGTAATGTTTTTAATGTTCCTGCATCTCCAAAATCTAAATTAGGTGTTTTATATCTTGCATCTATATTTGTTGATGTTCCTGCGGGATTAAAAGCATTGCCTGTATTATGATTATACACATAGCCATCTTTATCTCCATGATATATTTGTTCTACACTATCAGCATCAAAACCTGATGTAAAGGCATGAGCTTGGATTCCTATTGTTTCAGACCACTCAAAACCTTGTGGTGTTATTGTTCCTATAATTCCTTTTGCTGTATCTGTAGAAGCTGAACTTGCACTATAAAATAATCTGTATTGAGATTTACTTCTTAATACTGCACTAGATATAACTAAAGAACCTATGTTAGAAGCTAAAGAAGCTACGATAGATTGTATTTGTCTTGATACTGAGCTTAACTCTACGTCACCAATACGCGCTGTACCTGCAACTAAACGAAAGCCATCAGGACTTAAAAATATAAGATCACCACCAATCTCTTGAATACTTCTACCATCTAAACAACCCACGTTCTGTGTGATAGGTGTTATAGCTATAGAGTCAGAATTATTTATATTAGATAGTTTGTAAATACTGTTTTTACAAAATATAATTAAATCACCACGGAAACTGCTTAACCCTACTACTTGATCATCTAATACAATGCTACCAGAACCCGTTGAAGTAAAATCATTTATGTCGCTTGTGCCACTATAAAATATAGTATTAGGTGCTGTCGCTGCTCCTGCAACTACTAAGTGTTTATCATGTATAGTACATTGTTTTGGAAAGTGTGTACCACTAACTGTAATTTCTTCATAAAAGAAAGTTCTATCTGATAAAGCACCTGTGCCTGTCATTTTAAATAAAGCGGGTTTTGAACCAGAACCTATATCAGTTATTACTATTTCACCATAAGTAGTGTTTCCTTCAAACAATGCAAAATTTACATATGATTGACTTGTTCTAGCGGCTGTGCTTCTACCTGAGAATGTAGAAAAATTATCTCCTGAACCGCTAACACTTGCACGATTTATTTGTAACCAACTTGTACCATCTAAACTAAAATAAAGATTAGTACCTGATGCTGCAATAACACCATCACCATAAACAAAAAGTCCTAATATAGCATTAGAACCATTAGGTCTTGCTGCACTACTACCACCATAAAGTGTGTAACCATTTATTCTTCTGTAGCCGCCATCTGGATCAACTTCAAAGTTTTGTAACTCTGTAGCAAATCCGGGCTGCTGTAACATTTGAAACTGGTTAAGATTAGTGTTTAGACCGCCTTGACAAGATAAACCAAATGCTTGCATAGTTAATCAAACCTTACTCTGTCATCAGACATATATGTTGGAACAGTCCCTATTAAGTTTTCCCTCATGCTTCTTAATCCTTTTTTATAATCTTCCATAGCAAAAGCTGCCATTTGAGGGTTGTCTTTAAACTGATGTGTATAGTATCTAGCTTTAGAAAGTATTACTGTTTTATACAGATCAGGAAAAACTATTGCATCGCTGTGTGCAGATAGTTCTGTTGGTAAATCATAAGCAAAAAACCAAACCTTATAAACTTTATCAGGTATAGGACTTAAACCAAACTTTCTTGCATCAGGACTTCTAATAACAAAACGTGGTTCTCCACCTGTAGCTTGATCAGCATCGTCAGCATTTTCTGCTGTACGTCTAAAATCTTTCCATTGTTCTATTGTTATAAATCTTAAATTTTTAGAAACATAAGGAGCTGCTTCGCCGCTTACTCCTACTGTTGTAAGATAAAAATTATCCCAATCTATAGAACCATAATCATCTATTATAGATGAACTAGCAGCTTTTAATTCATACCACCTAGTTGCGGCTGTAGTATCTACAGAAACATTACCATACATAGGATCGGTAGCTCCGCTTTCTCCTGTTGCTAAGAAAGGCCACTGAGGTTCTTCATTTGCTATATCTAGGTATGATCTGTTAATACAATCTTTTGCATGTTGTTGTATTCCTACAGCACTAGAAAAAGTTGAAGAAGTTAGTACAACCTCATTCAACTCTCTTAATAACTCATTTGATAATTGTAAAAATGTAGTAGCCATTATTATCCCACAGGTTCTTTATGATTTACTGGATTATTAGGATTTCTAAAAATACGATCATAATTATCTTTGTATTTTTCTTTATCTTCATTTTTTAAATAACACCCGCTAACTTTAACTTTTCCTTTAGGATTAAATCTAACAGGGTTCTTTTCACTTCCTAATTGTGGCATACTATATTTCCTTTAAATTAAAGGGGGCATATTTCAGCCCCCAATAATATTAGTCTATACCATAGAATGATGAAACTAACGCATCGGCACGTAGTACCTTAGACCCATAAACATGGAGTCCACGGACTATATCGCCAAAGCTATCAGGATCACGAATTACTTCAGTATTTGTGATGGTTTGTGCTGTCGCAACTGCTGACATATGACCTGCAATACACTTACCTGCTGCGTTTGTAGTAGCAGCAATATTGTTAGTCTTATACATATCAAAGCCACGTAACTTACCAGATGATACTAGTCCATTACGGATTGAACCTTGACCTGCATTATAGTCAACAGACAGAAGTTTAGAAGAACTTTGAACAAGTACTTCATAGAACTCTGGATTTGCTAAGAACCAACGACCTTCTTCAGGAACATTCTGCTCGTCAAGTAGACGCGCCATGCGTGAAAGAACATCTATTGGGTCATGCTCACCAGAAGCAAAACCTATGTCAAGATTACCAGTGCCATCAAAAGTTCCTGCTGCAAGGTCAGTTGCATTGTCAGAACCTAAGATGTGGTTAGGACTAGCTGCGGATACTCCTGCAAACATAGTTGCAATTACACCCTCATCATAAGCATCCTTTAGCGAGTAAGCTGCTGAAGATGCAGCAACGTCACGGAAATTAACGTGAGACATATTAGTTTCAATATCATCTACGATAAATTTAAATGCGTTAGCTGTATCTACGACCAAAGTTAGTTCTTGGTCAGTTAGCTTAGTTGCGGTTACGTCTGCGCCCCTTTCATACTGATAGACAGTGATTTCAGGTTCTTTGATAATCTTTACAGAGTCACCAAAAGACGCAATCTCACCTGCGTAATCTGTATTAGTAATTGCTTCTGCAACAGATGATTTCCTAAAGAAATTTAGGACAGTCTTAGAATAGACTGAAGGTAAGAAAAACGAATTGTTT